CCACCTAAAACATTTGTTATTGATGTAGGTGTTACAGATGATTTACAAAATGTCCGCAGAACTGTTTCAGACTTTGACATGGGCGAAGTTGAACGGATTATGAATAAGCGAGCTATCAATGAGAAAATCGTAGATGAATGGAAAGATAAGGCGGGAAACAGAAAGACAGTTGTGTTCTGTTCTACAATCGTACATGCACAAGATGTATGTGATGAGTATCGTAGATCAAATGTTAGAGCGGAATTAGTTACTGGTGACACGCCAGCAGAGGAACGCAAACAAATATTACATGACTTGGAACATGGAGACATACAAGTTGTTGTTAATGTAGCTGTCCTTACAGAAGGATTTGATGCTCCACCTGTTAGTTGTATTGTTCTTACAAGACCATGTTCATACAAATCTACAATGGTACAGATGATTGGTCGTGGCTTACGAACAATAGATCCAGAAGAACATCCAGATGTTATTAAAAAAGATTGTGTGGTTTTAGACTTTGGAACAAGTGTACTTACACACGGATCGTTGGATGAGGGTGTTAATCTTGAAGGCGCTGAAGCTCAAAGGGCTGGTGAAGCTCCTATTAAGATATGTCCAGATTGCCAATCAGAAGTGCCATTATCATCTCGTGAATGCCCTATCTGTGGACATGAGTTTGGTGCAGAAGGTAAAGAAGCATTAGAAGATTTTGTAATGACCGAAGTTGATCTTATGGACAGATCACCATTTAGATGGATTGACTTATTTAATAATGGCGTTTGCATGAGTGCTAGTGGCTTTAATGGGTTTGGTATGGTTGCACACTTAGATGACATATCTATAGCTCTTGTAAAGCGCACAGGAGGCAAATTAAGGGTAGTTAGTGTTGGTACCAAAGAACAAGCTGTAGCATCTGCTGATGACTTCCTAAGACAGATTGAAGACAGTGATGCTGCCAAGAAAGGTAAAAGATGGTTAAATGAAGCTGTAACGCCAAAACAATCTGATATGTTAAGACGTTATGGTGTTGATATAAAGCCAATAGATTTTAGTTGGAACAAATATAAAGCCGCTTGCTGGTTGAATTATGTTTGGAATAAGGATCAAATAGACAAAAGAATTATAATCATAGGAGAAAAAAATGCACCGAAGTGAAGCACTAAAAAAAGTAGATTTAATTATAAACGGACCTAGAGCTAAAACTCATGGAGATGCTACAGAAACTCATACATACATAGCTGAAATATGGAACATATTGTTAAGAAAAAAATTAAAAGAGCCTCTTGATATACATGATGTTTATAGAGCAATGATAGGCATTAAACAAATTAGAAACAGTCAGAATCCAAAGGTAGAGGATAATATGATTGATGTTATCGGGTATGCAGCACTAGCTATAGAGGCAAAAGATGGCAAGCATCAGAGTTGATTATACTTTGTTTTTTGAGCGTCCTGTAAGCAAAAAGGAAGGCAAGATGTTTGTTCCTGTCGATCTTGACTGCAACAAAGAGGAACTTATGGAGTATATTAACAATGCTATTTTAGATACTTGTAGTGATTTTGATAACGTAGTTAGTGGTAAAGCGATTGTTCATTATTTTGGAGCAACTTTTGATTTACATTTTTACATTCAGGAGGATGACGAATGTCAGATAACCATCCATTAAAGAGGTTTGCTCGAATTTGTTCGGAAATAGGTTGGGATAAAAAATTGTGCGATTTGTCAGAAGACGAAGTTGTTGGTATAATATCCAATATACAATTATCGTCTAATGTAGACGAGTTTTACAACGGAGAATATATTGCTCGTATCCACTTTCAATACTCAGATAAATCATGGTCGGGAGGTGGCAATGCTCCCTTCTAAAGAAATAACACAATTAATATCAAATGCTATAGATCAAAGCATAGTCGATCAAAATAATAAAAGAACTAAACGAACTTACTTAGGTGGTTCATCTCTTGGCGAATCATGTTCCAGAAAAATACAATATAGATACATGGGATATGAAGCTGATGAAGGTCGTGACTTCAGTGCAAATACCTTGAGAATCTTTCAGTTTGGACATGAAATTGAAGATTCTGTTGCACAATGGTTAAAAAATGCTAACTTTGATTTGCGTACAGAAGACAAAAAAGGCGAACAATTTGGTTTCTCTATCGCAGATGGGGAAATTAAAGGTCATATAGATGGGGTAATATGTGGAGGTCCTGTGGACATGGGGTATCCGTGTTTGTGGGAAAATAAATCAGCCAATGATAAGAAGTTTAGAGAATTTATGATGAAAGGCGTAGCTAGAACCAATCCAGTTTACGCAGCTCAGATAGCTTTGTATCAAGCATACATGAACTTAACAGAGCATCCATGTCTATTTACCGTATTAAATAAAAATACAAGTCAGATATATTACGAACTTGTTCCGTTTGATAAAGTTTTGGCGCAAGAGATTAGTGATAAGGCTGTTAATATTTTAGAAGCAACAAAAGCAAATGAAATTTTACCTAGAGTGGCATTCTCAAGAGACTTCTTTGACTGTAAATGGTGTGAATTTCAAGATAGATGTTGGAGTTAAAATAGGCGACATGAAAGGTAGAGAAACAAACAAATGTCGCCTATAACTTCAGCCAACGAAGTAAGGATATAATAATGACTATAATAAGACTTGGCAATAAAAATCGTGATATGAACTCACACGAATTGGTAGAATTAATTAGCCAAAAAGTGCCACCAGAAGTGCAGATAAGTGAGCTTAGAAACACATACCCAAACGGTGTAATTCGTGGCGATCAATTCTCAATTGGATCATTATCTGGAGAACCTGGTCAATCATTAAAAATAGATATAAATCCCAGATCACCATACTTTATGAAGGGTCAGGACTTTAACGGTGCGTCAGGTATCGGGGGTATTGTTAAGATATTAATGGAAGGTAGAGGCATGCGTTTACCTGAAATTAAAGAATTGTTCGGAAATTATTTAGACGATTCACCAAGTTTTGTCAGGGATCAGGGCGCTCAACCACCAATTATTAATCCATCTTTGCGTCAACAGATAACAATGAACACGCCATTTGATACCGAACATTTGTATTTAAATGCAGATGGAGAAATACTTTGTATAGTTAGACGATACAATATGAGAGATGGTGCTGGTAATCCTGTTATGGACGACCACGGTAAGCCTAAGAAAGAGTTTCGTCAGTTTACTGGAAACAATCCATATCCTAAGATGCCTGATGTTAGACCATTGTATAACATACCGAACATTTCTGCTTCAGACAAAGTTATTTGGGTAGAAGGTGAGAAGTGTGCTGATGCACTTAACGAACTAGGATTTACAGCTACATGTACTATGGGAGGAGCGGGTATGTTATCTCGCAAATCAGCAAGTCAGTTTGATTTTTCACCATTGAACGGAAAAGAATTAACAATATGGCCCGACAACGATACAGCGGGTAAGAAAGTTGCTGAACTGGTTCAGGATTTAGCTATGAATGCGGGAGCTAGGTCAGTAACAATGTTGACTCCTCCAGCGGGTAAACCAGAAAGATGGGATGCAGCGGATGCTATTGCAGAAAACTTTGACATTGGTAATTTTCTTAACACAACAATAAAGCATGTAAAGAAAACAATTAACTTACTGGATGAAAGTTTATTGATTAAAAGGTTTCAGGGTCAAGCTCCTGAACAAAAGTTTTTGATCGGAGACACATTACCATTAGGTGTGCCTATTATATTTTCAGCAGCGGGAGATGCGGGTAAAGGTATGATGACATTAGATTTGGCAATGAAAGTGTCAAGCGGTCAGCCTATGACAAGTGCCTTCGGGGATAATATTACAGAGTTTGGCAATACAATTATTTTTACAGCAGAGGATGATGAAGGTGAAATGCACAGAAGAATTGAGCGTTTAGACCCGAACAATTCTCGTTTTGACTATGAACATGAGATCAGGATTGTATCTCTTCCTAATGTTGGTGGTGTATTTCCAATACTTCAGGAAACCAGTGACGGATATAAGACTAGCGTTGAGTTTGAGAAAATATACGAACAAATTATACAAATGAATAACTTGAAGTTAATCGTTTTTGATCCGTTAGCATCATTTGTCCATGCGGATGTAAATTCTGATCCAGCAGCAGGAGCTGCACTAACGGGATTACTAGCACAAGTGGCTACAGAAACTGGAGCTTCAGTGATGATGTGTCACCATATGACAAAGATTAAAGATGATGTGGCAGTTGCATCTCCCGAACAAGCAAGAAATATGATTAGAGGTACTTCAGCACTGGTTGATGGTGTTCGTTGTGCGTTTGCTATATGGCAAGTTGATGAGGCTACTGGTCGTAGGCGTTGTCAAGATTTAGGTATAGAATACCAAAGAAACAGATGCTTTGACGGTGCAGTTGTTAAGTCAAATGGCCCTGCAAGGCGTGACATAAGGCATTTTGTTCGGGATATGTATTCTGGACTACTAGAAGACAAATCGGAAGACATATCAAGACTGCATTCTGGAAGTAATCGGGAGATAAAGAAAGATGCTTTATTTTCTTGGATTGCCACATGTGAGCGGGAAGGTAGAGCATTAACACAGCAATCGGGAGCTGATGCCATTTTGCAACGTATGAGTGCAGATCCAGACGCACCAAGAACTTTAGATAATTGTACACAAAGAATGGTTGATGGAATTGTTCGGGAATTACTTGCAGAAGGACGAATTGGTAAGTACTCTTTTAGTAGGTCAGGTGGTCGTAAGTGGCTTGGAACTACAGATGGCGACATGAGCAGAGGAGAATATGAAGCATCAACAGCAACGGAGAATGCGTAATGAGCGAACAAAGTCGAAGAAGAACTTGGCAACCAGTTGTACAGACAAAAGAAAAACCAAATAATTGTTCGGTTTGTGGCAGGTCTGGAGCTTCGTATTCTATTGATGGAGGCTGGAACTGGCATTGCTGGGTGTGCGTTCCAGATGAAAGTTACTTCAAAACAGGCGGCAAAGATAATGAAAAAATGTATTAATTGCGGTGCAGAAATGAAAATAGGGCGTTATGAAAAAGCTAAATTTTGCGTTAGTTGCAATTATGACAGACAAGCTGGTAATGCTGAGATTAAAAAAGTTTTTAAAGATTTACAGAAAAGAAATAGTAAAATGACCCCTGAAGAATTAGGAATGGATGAAAAATTTGAAGATGATCCCAGGGCTGCAACCGAACAATTATACGGTAAAGTATCAAAAGTTCCTGACAGATCATATTATTCTCCTGTTAGCAGCATTGATGATGAGAACATGTAATGCCAGAGTTAATATGCAATTTACCAGCAGAAAAAGTTTGGGTTAGAAAAGAATATTTAAGAGATTTACAAGACGGGCATGGGCAATTTGTAGAGGGCGTGTGGATTACAGCTAAGTCTATAGCGGGTCGAGCTTTTTACTTTGAAACTTATTTACCCGAATATGGAGCCATGTTTGATAAACTCCCCATATCAGCGTTTGTATCTAAGCCAGTTACGCCTAAACTGGATATGAACTTACCTAATCTGCAATTTTGGAATTGTATGGATTATAATGTCACAGCTATACATAAACAATTTATTGGTAGTATGGATTTTGAAGTCCTGACAAGAGATTTTGGTATCGTCAAAGGCACATATATATGCACATTAGATAACTATCATAATCAGCCTGACATAATCGACTACAGCACCAGTGAAATACCTGAAGAACATAAATCATTTAATTTGTTGCAATTAGAAAATGGACAATATTGTTTATATCCGAACAATAGAATGAGAATATATGATAACAGCCTGACTCCTGAAAAGCCTAAAATACCCGACTTTAAAGTTAGTACAGTTGAGTACCAAGTTGAGAACGGTAATAACACAAGGCTAGGCGATACTGACGAATATTTTTGGAAAACTAAAAAAGAATAATTTTTTTGTTGACAATATAGTAGTATTGAATACTATATTCGCTATATAGAACTATCTTAACTAGCAAAGGAAGGAAATTAAGATGACTAATAAAAGCGAATGGGAGCTAAAACAAGAAAAAATTTCAATTAATAGAAAAAAAGGATTGAAGGCTTTGTCTTCTGAACAAAAAGAAGCTGTTAACTTAGCTCATCAATCTTTAGTAACTGTTTTAGGAAATATTAGAGACATGGAAGACATTTATTTATCTGATATACGGGATATGAATTCTGCTATGTGGAAAATGAGACATGAGTTTAACATAAATACGGAGGATTATTATGAGTAGACTATCTGATAAACTACTTGAAGTAGAATTGTTTGTAGGTCAGCAGTTGCAGGACTACACAAATGAGCAAGTGTTAAAGCAAGTCAAGGTTAAGTTTGGTCTTGATATGTATGTAGAACATGCAAAAGATTTGCTTAATGAATTTCAACAAGAAATTAGTTTTGAAAGGTTGCAACCATGATTTTAGTTAAAAGAATAGATATGGCATTGCATATCCAGGAATTAACCGCATTGGAAAACATAACTGTAAGCTATCAATCGTTAACAGAAAATAATCCTAGGTATTCTGCTATTCCGTCTAGGCGACATATAACCATTAGACCGACTAAAAACACGGGCTATTATGTGTCTGCCTTACATGAAATCGGTCATATACTTGGCGGTAATCAATCTCGTAATAACACAACAAAGGAGAAAGAAATTGGTGCATGGATTTGGGCAATGTTACATGCGATTGTATGGACAGATACTGCGGATCGGGTCATGGCTAAAGCATTACGTTCATACGGTGTTAGTCAATCTGAAATCGAAGAAATTCAGCATAAATGGAACCCAACAACAAGAGACGAGGAGCGACAAATTGCTTAATGAAAAGTTTATAAGAATACACATTCAGCATGCTACTCCGTACAAAATTACCATCATGGATAAAATTGTTCGGATTTTGTACAAGATGAAAGAATGGTAAAGCGAGCAAAAATTCATAGCACTAGCAGATCATGGGAAAAATCTCTTAAAAAATCTGCTAAGGCTAAAGAGCGCCAGCGTACAAAGCGAAGAATTGTTCGGGAAATAAAGGAGGAATAAATGGGCGAGTACGAATGTATAGATTGTAACGAAATGTTTTGGGCAGATGAACCACCCGAAGAAAAAGACGTATGTGAACGTTGTAAAGAAGAAGATAAAAACAATGGTTAAAATGTTTGTTCTTATATGTGTTATATGGGCAGAAGGTAGTCGTTATGACGGTGGCGAACAGAAGTGTATTATGCACCAAAGCCAAGTGTACTATGCGACTATGGATCAATGTCGTGCAGATATAATCAAAAGTGAATTGTTAATCGAAGGAGCTATATTTGATAATTTTGGTGAGGAGCCAATAGATCATAAAATTATGGCAAGCTGTATAGGAGGAGCATAATGATTAGAAAATTACCAAAAGAAAAGTTTGTTATTCATTGTAAAGAAACAAAGTATTACATGGTTCAAATCGAAGCCGATAACTACGATCAAGCCGTGAAACAATGGGAAACCATAGCTAAAAGGCGTGACTACACTACGCTTAATAGCAGTATGGAAACACAAAGCGTTAGTCAAGAGGTCTAAAATGGCTAATAAAAAACAGAAGAATTGTTCGCATTGTAAAGAAAAAATTATTATTGGAATGGAACTGGTGATGAATAACCGAACAATTTGTTTGGGCTGCGCTACAGAAAAAGGCATATCACAAAAATTAAACGCATCGGTTTTGCATCATATTAACTGCTCTTATGATTTAACTTCATGTGCAGAATGTTATAGAAATTACGCCCAAATGATGGAGTATTTAGGTTATGTTTGTACCCTCAATGGTACGTTTTATAAGACCACTGATGACCCCAAAATTGTGGTGCTTTATGAGTGATTTACTTACCGCTTACCAACTTACTCGGTAAGTAAAAATGACGGTAAGTAGTAAGTCACTGAAATTGTTCGGTTTTTTGAGGCAACTTACGGAGGTTACTTCTTATCACGGTAAGTTAGTTTTTTGCTCTAAGTCATTGTTTTTTATGGCTACTTACCAACTTACCGAACTTCCCCCCTAAAGGGGGGTTTAGGGGGCGGTAAGTAAACCGCCCACCTAACCCTATTAACTGGTAACGAAATGGAGATAAAATGGAAAACCCGTTAGAGAAAAAAAGAAGATAAAAACAATGGTTAAAATGTTTGTTCTTATATGTGTTATATGGGCAGAAGGTAGTCGTTATGACGGTGGCGAACA